ATGTATACCAGACTGGACGTAAAACAAGAAAAAAAGAAAGGAAGCGAAAGTATGGCAGCTAAAGAAACCGGGAACGCACAGGCGGAAAAAGTTACCGCTTCTACGTTCTCAAAAAATGATTTAATCGCGTCTGCCGCCGTATTTAACACAACGCCCGCCATTATGACAGGTGCATTGTACGGCGTAAAAAAAGACGAACTTACAAAACAGGAAGCCGCGGACGCTTTGGCCGCGTTCCTCAAAAAACCTGTACACAAGGGGGTAAAGTAAAATGGCTGGATTGTACACAGAAGGCGAAAGCAAGATTTTAAGTGGTGTATATTCCCTTATCCTTGCTATTTCAACTTCTATAACAAGTGGCGGTCGTGGTATCGTAGCATACCCTTTTACCGCTGACTGGGGACCGGTAAACGAACTTACGGCCGGAAACCTTAGAGAATTAAGGGACAACTACAACGCGGTGGGTTCTTCCCTTTCCGTAGGAAAGATTTATACCCACGCGTCAAACGGAGAGCCTAAAAAGGTACTGGGTTACCGTATGGCTACAGCAGAAGCTAAAGTAGCAGCTGCTACCGTTGATACCTGGGTATTTGAAACTGTCTACCCAACTACAAGACCTTTTGTACTTGTGGTAAAAGACGGTGTAGAGGACGGTTCTATTAAGATCAGTCTGGTAGAAAATGCTGTAGAGCTTACTTCGTTCCTGGTATCTGATGTAGATAGCCTGGTAACTATGATAAATGCTTCTGACTATATCCGTGTAAAGACTAAGGGTACCACGCTTCCGAAAGCAAACGCGGGCGTAGAGTTTAAGGGCGGAAATAACGGCGACGCCGTTACTGTGACAAACTACACAGCGTTCCTGGACGAGATCGAAGCAGACGGAACCGCTAACGCTTTTTCCTTAGATGGTGTATCTGACGAAAGTATTATTTCTACAGTGATCGCCTGGGTAAAAGATGTACGACAGGAAGGTTTTTACGTGTCCTTCGTAACAGGTGGTCCGAAAGCCTGGGATTCTGCTACGGATACCGCTAACGCGAAGTCAAGGGAAATCAATTACAGACCTGTAATTAACGTGGGTAATGGTTGTGACGGGTATACAGCGGCAGAAATGGCGATCTTTGTAGCTGCAAGAGTGGCAGCGGTAGCCCTTAACAGTTCCCTTACAGACGAAACCGTACCATACCAGGCGGTTAATGTACGTCTGAAAAAGAGTGTCAGAGAACGTGCAAAGAAAGCCGGTACCATTATCTTTGTAGCGAAGGGCGACACTGTAGAGATCGACGAAGGGGTAAATACCCTTACTTCCCCGAAATCGGGAGAGGTTAAAGAAATGGGGTCTGTCCGCGTTTCTTCCACGATCGACTACGTGGTACATGATCTGGAACTTTTCGGCGAGGAATACAAGAAAGCGAAATCTAATACAGATTCTTTCCGCGCGACCTATGCGACTACGGTACAGCAGCAGTACCTTGACCCGCTGGTAGCACAGGAAATTCTTAAAGAAGGCGCTTCCTATGAGCCAGACCCGGACTACTACGGGGAGAACGCCACAAAGAAGGCTAAGGCAAATGAAGCCTTTTTCGTAGGTGACATCACACCGAACGAAAGCCCAGAAAAAATTTATCAGAAGCTTAGTACGGTATTTTAATAAGGGGGTGTAAAGAATGTTTGATGCTAACGAAGTAATTAACGGTTTGTATGGCTTTGTTTATGACGAAAACGGTAAGCAGATGCAGGAAACAAAAGCCTTTGAAGCGAACGTAGATTATGACAAAGAAGAAGTTTTACAGGCTGGTAAACTTATGAAAGGTCATAAGGTAATTGCTGCTTCTGGTGCTGGAACCATTACAGCGCACAAAATCGACAGTAGACTTCAACGTAAAGCGGCGGATAACCCACACGCGAAATACAACTTTTCCGCGAAGCTGAAAGACCCAACGTCTAAGGGCGAAGAATATATTATGTTTATCGGTGTATCCTTCGACAGCGCCCAGCTTATGAGCTTTGAACTTGGGGAACTTGGAGAGATCGAAATGGACTTTACTTTTGACGACTACAAGTATCTGAAATCTATTAACTAATTATCCGGGGGCGTGAAAAGCGCCCCTTTTTAAACAAGAAAGGTAGGAAAATAAAAATGGCAGATATTACAGTAATGAACAAACAGGAACAGGAAATTAACACAGGTGCTACACAGGAAAATACAGCTACACAGCCGTTACCGGTAGAGCCGGTAACACCGGTACCGTCCTATGTGGAAGGTCTGACAGAAGACGAAGCAGACCAGGAAGCTGTAACTACAGAAGAACCGAAGTTCTTAAGCCTGGAAGAAATCTTAGGCATGGATACAGCAGACCTTACAGCTGAAAAACAGGGCTTCTTCCACTCTGAAAAGTTAGGGGATATTCCTTACACAGCTATTTCTTACGACGACTACAAACAGGCTAAGAAAGATTGTGTAACATACGACCAGGACGAAAACGGCGTTATCCAGACAAAGGTAGACGACGACAAGCTTATGACGAAGATCGTTATTTTAGCTGTAGACAAAGACCAGCGTAGCAACTTTACTTTTGCAAACGGTGCGTTGCTTAAAAAATTAGGTGTTCATACAGCGGAAGGCGCTTTATCTACACTTCTTCCACCTGGCGAAATCGTAAACTTCGCCGTAGCTGTACAGAACGCTTCTGGCTTTGGAAATAAGGCAAAGAAAAAGGTTAAAGACTCTGTAAAAAACTCCTAAAGTCGGACAGGGAAGCGAAACTTCTGGCCTATATCTGGAACACCCAGGGCATAACGCCGGGTCAGATATATAACCTTCCCTATTCCGAAAAAGAGTTTGTTTATCAAGCCACTTTGCTTAAGATAAAAGAAGAACAGCGCGCAGCAAAAGCAAGACAGAAAAAGAGGTAATATAAATGTCCGATTTTACAATGGGGGCAACCCTTACATTAACGGATAATTTTAGTAGTACCTTGACCGCCGCCGGACATAATGCGGAAGCTTTCAAAAGCCAGATTACGGGTATTTCTTCCGCTATGTCTTCTTCCACAGCTTCTATGGCAGAAACAGCAAGCGCCGCGAACGGGTTAGGTTCCGGGCTACAGAATGTCGGTTCTATCGCCGACAATATGGGTAGCAGTATGACCGACGCCGTAAGTGGTGCTGAAAGTATGGCCGATACCATACAGGAGATAGGGAGCGCCGCACAGGAAAGTCAAGCGCCTATCCAGCAGTCTACGGAAAGTACAAACCGCTGGAAAGCTGCTATGGACCAGTTCGACGCTGGAACCCAACACCTTAAACAATTACCTGGAACTTTAAAACAGATCGCTTCCCAGAAATTAACCGGGCTTGTGGAATCCATGAAGAACGGGGTTACGTCGGCGAAAGACTTGGCGACGAACCTTAAGACAATGGCACAACAGAAGGTTACCAGTCTGGTAGCCAGTTTTAGAGAGTTCAAGTCTACCATACAGGAAGGGCGTACCGGTGTCGTTGGCTTCGTAAACGCGCTTAAAAATATCGGGAAGATAAGCGTTACAGGTGCCGTTAATGGCGTGAAAAGTTTAGCTTCCAACATGAAGACGTTTGCGGCTACTAAAGTATCTGGTATCGTAAACAGTTTAAGTAATATAAAGAATAAAGCGACGGACGGTAAATCTGGCGTAGAGGGGTTAAAGACCGCTTTACAAAAGGTAGCCAGTACGTCGCTTTCTGCTTTACATTCCGGCTTATCAAAAGTCGGAAGTTTGGCAAAGTCCGCCGGTTCCGCTGTATGGTTTATAACCGATAGATTCGGAACATACCTGTCCGAGGAAGTCAATTTCAAGACCTGCGTTAATGGAGATAAAGTTATCAAGTTTTCCTATAACATAGGGGTCGTTAACGTAATCAACTCCGTGGAGTTCAACCGAGCGGTTGTCGTCAAGGAAGTCGTACATTCTCTGTGAGCCCCAGCAGAATGCCGCAACGGTCTTACCTACATCGATATTCTTTTACATGTTTGTTACGGCTCCGGCCTCAATAAGGTCTACCATACTGTCAGTAAACATTTCCATATGTATACCAAGATCCTTCTTTTCAAGAAGAAGTTTTCCTACAGCATTGGGAACTTCACCTATACCAAACTGTAT